TCACTAAACTGAATACCATGAACGTAATTAGAAAGATTGTCATTGGGCCAAACCCCAAAGACGCAATGGCGTACTACGTCGGAATGAAAGCGGGCGGAGCGAAGGTCTCAGCAATCAAAGAGGACGATGCGGCACTGTACAAGTACAACGTAAGGCGTTACCATGTTTACCTAGAGGACGAAGATTCAACGTATATTTGGAAGACGGTTGAGAACCAGCCAATTCTAATTGAATACGATTGTAACTTCGAATGAAAGCATTAAGACATTTTATTGTCAACGTGCCAAGCAAGACCAACGACACTATCAAGCTTGGCGATAAAGAGATTTTCCTTGACACACGATTCGACGAGTTTAACCATCGCATTTGTTATGGGCTCGTTATGTCTGCTCCTCATGTTATTGAGACAGGAGTAAAGGAAGGGGACCTTTTATTTTTCCATCACCATGTTACCCAGAATAAGACGCTATCGCTCGGTGACGACAACTACCTTGTTGTGTACGATGAAGAGAACCCTCGCGGCTCTCATGCTATTGCGTACCGGGACTCGGAAGGGGAACTTCATATGCTGTCGGAGTGGGTGTTCGTACAACCGATTGAAGACGAGACTGAGGAAGAGGTGACTTCATCCGGAATCATCATAGACATCAAGGTAAAGGAGAGGGACGACAGAGAGGCCATTGTGTTTATGCCGCATAAAGAGCTGGCTCGTCAAGGCGTTAAGGTTGGTGATGTCGTTGGGTTTGACAGAGACTCAGACTACAAGATGAAACTTGACGATGATACTGTTGTGTATAGAATGAGACTAGACGATATTAGTTATGTCAAGACAAGTTAAATTCACCACAGTCGAAGCGGCCCAAAGACTTATGAAGTCTATGGAGATTGCTATAAACAATATGATTGATGAAGTTAAAAGACCTGTTGACCCGGAAGCTGGAGGGAGTGCTAGAAAGGCTGAGCTGCAAAGTATCAAGCAGACTGCGGTGGACTGCAAGGAGCTTCTGGTGGAACGGCAGCGGCTTGAACAGATGGTTAAAGACCTACACTCAAACGGAAACATCGAGGAACAAAAAGACTACTCCGGAGGGTTTGCGGAGAAGTTCTCAAAATAAAATTCATGGCAAAGAATCAAATAGTAACATTCATTCGGAAGCCGAAGCCGAATAATAAGGGAGTTCATTCCAAGACCAAGAGCTCAAAGAACAAGCGCTCTAAGCTGTATAAGAAGCGTTATGCAGGACAAGGAAGATGATGTTATCAAGATTTGTCCCAACGGTACACTCGGAGATATCATCGAGATTGGTGGGCTTCGCATTGGCCTTCCCGAGACTCCGAAAGGAAAAATCAAAGGACAGGAGCTGGAGGCAAATATGCAGGTGTGGGAAAGAGTACCTATGCCAAAAGAATTGTCCCGTATTAGAAGTATGGATGAGTGGTCAGAAGCGCCGAAAGAGTTTCGAGAGAAATTTCATTCATATATCGAAGAGGAGTTTCGAAGGCGTAGGGATGGTTTTTGGTTCTACAATAAGGGTGAGCCTACGTATATTACCGGTAGACACTACATGCTCTTACAGTGGACGAAAATTGATATTGGATACCCATCATACCTCGCGTTCCAAAGGGACATCTTTCTTCACATGGCTGCGTGCGAAGCTGACCCTCGTTGTATCGGTCAGCTTTATACTAAGTGTCGCCGCTCTGGGTATACTAATATCTGTAGCTCTGTTCTTGTTGATGAAGCTACTCAAGTTAAAGACAAGCTTCTTGGCATTCAGTCGAAGACTGGTAAGGATGCTCAGGAAAACATCTTCATGAAAAAGGTGGTGTCGATGTTTCGGCACTACCCATTCTTCTTCAAACCCATTCAAGATGGTACTACCAACCCAAGGGTGGAGCTAGCCTTTAGAGAGCCCTCCAAAAGAATCACCAAAAAGAATAAGACAACCGGTGTTGGTGATGCGCTGAACACAGTACTTAACTGGAAGAACACAACGAATAACGCATACGACGGTGAGAAGCTGCACATGCTTTATCTCGATGAGGCAGGCAAGTGGGAGAAGCCTACTGATATCCGAGAGGCTTGGAGGATAGAGAGGACCTGCTTAATAGTTGGTAGACGAATCATAGGAAAGGCTATGGTGGGTTCTACGGTAAACCCAATGGACAAAGGAGGCGAAGAGTACAAACAGATTTGGCGTGATTCAGACCCAGCGAACAGAAACGCAAACGGACGAACCACATCAGGACTGTACAGATTATTCATCCCTGCCTACGAGTCACTCGAAGGGTTCTTTGACAAGTTCGGAAACCCCATAGTAGAAGACCCGGAAGAACCCATAGAAACTCTTGAGGGAGATACTATGTCTTTTGGTGCTAAGACCTTTCTCAAGAATGAAAGAGACTCATTGAGGGGAGACGCTAAAGAACTAAACGAATTAATTCGTCAGTTTCCATTCACACCTGATGAAGCATTCAGAGATAGTATCGAGGGTAGTCTGTTTAACATTGGAAAGATTTACGAGCAGATAGAACATAACGATGAGCTGTTCCCAAACCCAGTTGTTCGTGGGAATTTCCAGTGGGCAAACGGAGTAAAGGATACCAAGGTGACATTTAACCCAGACCCTCAAGGCAGGTGGCATGTGTGTTGGATGCCGGACAAGGAGAGCAGGAGTATACTTCGCTCTGAAAGAGGTAAATGGGTCCCCCCAAACTCACACCTAGGCTGCGGTGGGGTTGACTCTTATGACTTGGACGCTACGATAGATAGCCGTGGTTCGAAGGGAGCTTGTCACATATACAACAAGTTTAGTATGAACGATGCTAGCAATATGTTCGTAGCCGAGTATGCAAGCCGCCCACCCATGGCTAAGATATTCTACGAGGATGTGTTGATGGCTGCTGTGTATTATGGGTACCCTCTCCTTATAGAAAACAATAAGTATGGTATCGTAAGATACTTTGAATCAAGGGGTTACGATGGTTATGTTATGGAGAGGCCAGAGCATCTTAAGTCATATGGGGGTGCAGCGGTGAAGACAAAGGGCATACCGTCTAACTCTCAAGACGTTATACAGGCTCATGCTTCAGCTATTGAAGACTATGTCCACAACCATGTAGGTCTTGATGAATCGGGCAATCCGGGTAGGATGTATTTCAACAGAACCTTAGAAGATTGGATTGGATTTAAAATCGACAAGAGAACTAAGTTCGACCTTTCGATTAGTTCAGGATTAGCGCTATTGGCGGCTCAAAAAGTAAAGCCCAAGAAGCCACCAGCAAACTTTGAAGATAAGGTTTTCTTCCGGAGATATAAACCGAGATAAGGCTCGCCGTGTATTGCTATATTTGCACATGAGCCCAAAGAATACATAATGACCCAAGGGAACAAAAATAACAGATACGGAAATTTTCCAGACCCCTTTGCGTCACCAGAAGAAAAATCGGGTAAGGCTTACGGCCTCAAGTTTGCAAAAGCAATTGAAGGGCAGTGGGGTCATGGAGATGACCAGTCGTCTTTGTTTCGTCGTCGGATGCATGACTTTGAAAAAAATCGTGACTATGCAAACGGAACTCAAGACACGTCTGTTTACAAACAGATTCTAAACTCACTCGACCCGAACAATGGTGATGGGAGTTTGTTAAATCTAGATTGGAGCCCAGTTCCAATTGTTCCTAAGTTCGTGAAGGTTGTGGTGAACCGCATCCTATCCCGAAAGCCCTACCCGTCTGTAGAGGCCATCGACCCAATCAGCAAGGCTGAAAAGGAAAAAGCTAAAGCAGATGTAGAGTCTTCCATTAAGGATAAAGAAATCCTTGAACAGGCTAAGGCACTTGGCTTGTCCCCAAAGATTGACCCAGACATTCTTCCCGAAACAACGGAAGAGGCTGAGATATTCATGGAGCAAAACATGAAGACCAATGCTGAGATTGCAGCGCAACTTGGTATAGCCCTAACCTTGGATTGGAATGATTTCGACCAGAACGTTTATCGAAGAGCTGTTGAGGATTTAGTGGTGTGTGGTATGAGCGTAGTTAAAAGGGACAATGACCCGAACTACGGAATCACAACAAAGTACATCGACCCAGCTTTCTTCCTTCACAGCTACACGGATGACCCTAACATGTCTGACATCGTTTATGCTGGCCACATTAGAAGGATAAGCATTCAGGAGCTGAAGCGTCAAGCATCGGGTCAGATAGACGAGAAGAAGTTTGAGGAGCTGGCACAGACGGTCATGCACAAAAACTACAATGACACCTCTGCATTTCACAATAGGGCGTATGACAGGAACTCAAGAAAGCACTCGTATGGATATGACGACTATCTAATTGATGTTATGGAGTTCGAGTACTTGTCTGTGGATTGTGTCTACTACGAAAGCAAGGACTCTCAATTTGGAAATAGTGGATTCTACTTTAAGGGTTCTGACTACAAGATGCCGAGTAGTTCTGTTTACGACAGAGAGCCATACAAGATGGAGAACCAGACTGTGTACGGAGGTTCTTATATCATGGGTACGGACATCATTTACGATTACGGAATCAAAAAGAATATCCCTAAAAACATTCATGACCTAACAAAGGCTAGGCTTTCGTATAGCATTGCTTGCACCAATTTGCGTAAGATGCAACCGAAGTCTATCGTAGGTAGTGTCATTGGGTTTGCCGACCAGCTTCAACTCACACACCTAAAGATTCAGCAGGCCGTAGCTAAAGCTAAACCTGATGGAGTTTTGGTTGACATCGAGGGATTGGAAAATGTACAGCTCGGTAGAGGTGGTGAATTGCAACCGCTTCAGATTCAGGACATATATGAGCAGACGGGTGTGTTCTACTACAGAAGCAAGAACCCAGAGGGCGGATTCCAAAACCCTCCTATTCGCTCCATAGAAAACAGTATCAGAAACATTAACGAGTACATTAATCTGTACAATCATTACTTGCGTATGATTCGGGATGCGACCGGAATCAACGAGGTAATGGATGCTAGCACACCGAAGGGTGATGCTCTGGTTGGTGTTCAGCAGCAGGCAATTGCAGCAGGGAACAATGCGTTGTATGACATTACGAACGCTAGCATGGTTCTGTACAAGAGGGTTTGTGACGACGTAGTGAAGTGCTTGCAGGTAATTCCTAACGACTCGGTATTGTATAGGGTCTACGAGAAGTCCATTGGTGAAAGGTCGATGGAGATTCTACATAGCTTTAACGAGTTACCCATGTACAATTTTGGTGTAAGGGTGACGCAGGAAATGTCTGATGACGATAGAATATTCCTTGAGCAAAACGTACAAGCCACCCTCGCTCAAAAAGAGATAGACCTTGAGGATGCTATGGCTGTTCGTCAGGTAAAGGATATTGACCAAGCTCAAAGACTTCTTGCTGTGAGAAGAAAGAGAAGACTCTCAGAACTTCAGTCGCAACAGCAGCAAAACATTCAACTGCAAGCTCAAGCTAACGCTCAAGCGCAACAACAGGCTATGCAGATAGAAGCTCAAAAGATGCAGATGCAGGCTCAGTTGGAAGCTCAAAAGATTCAACTCAAAGGTCAGGTGGAAGTCCAAGTGGCTTCTGCCCTTCATGCCATGAGAAAGGAACTTGAAATTATAAGGGCTGAATCTAGCCTAGGTTTCAAGGCCGATGAGAAAGAGTTCAGAGAAAAGATTGAGGTACTCAAGGAGGACCGTAAGGATGAGCGTGTAGCTAAGCAGGCTATGGAGCAATCAAAGTTGATTTCTCAAAGACAAGGATTGCGGGGGGAGCTAGAGGGAACTAGCTCTGCTGGTAATCAAGATGTAATTAATGAGCTTTTCGGAAATGGCTAACGTAATCAATTTAGACACAGCACAAAGAGTAGACATCACCTGCAGAAAGGGTGATACGTTCTTGCTTGACTTGGACATCACTAACTCATCTGGAACCGCTCTCGATATGAGTGGGCATACATTTAAGTTTGAGGTAAGGACTAGCGACACATCGACGGGCGGTGAAGCTGCTGATGATTTGATTCTAACTACCGAGGACACTGACAACTCAGAAGGGAAGCAGATTACATATGACCCCGACGATAGCGGCAATCTTCAATTTACTGTGTCCGCTACCAATATGTCCGGTGTTGATTCAGGACTATACGTGTACGACATTCAAGCAACAGTGGGTGGTGTGGTTACCACTTGGCTGTACGGAACTTTCAAAATCAATGAGGACGTTAGCATATAATGGAGATTCAATTTTCACTGAGCAAAGGTCCAGCTATATCCTTAGTAAGGGGTAGTACTACTGGAGTATCGTTCGCGGTAAGCAAAGGCATTTCCGCGACAGTATCTCCTGTTGCCACAATCTCAGTAACTACAATCTCCGATGTCAACATCACCA